ATAAATCATCAAAATCAAACTCTTTTATTAGTTCTAAATCTTGCTTATTAGTAATTAAAGGCTTACTTGTTGCAAATTCTGCATAAAGTCTAGTTGTTGCTTGTAATATTCCATTACTTGCAACTAAATCTTTAAGTGAATGATTATTATTACTTACTAAACTATTATTATCTACACTATACGATTTAATATAGCCTTTGTTATCTATTATTCCCATATATTCAAGGTTTACCCTTGCTTTTACATCATTAAAAAATACATCTGCACTTTTCCCATCTGATAACTTTCTATACTTATCACAGTTTTTATAAATATCAGTTAATAGATAGTCATTATATGCTTTTAATATCCTTGTTTTCTCCATTTTTAAACTCCTATAGGCTTTCTAATTTCGCCATTTTTAAAAGTTGTTTGTTTATATTTTTCTAGTCCGTATCTCATAGCATCAACTGTATGAGGATCTAATGTAAATCTATTTTCTACATAATTTCCGTTCTTATCTTTTTCGTGACATAGTTCAGTAAGTTCTCTATACGTGTTAATGCACTTATCAGAAACTATAATTTTGTAAAAACTCTTTAATTTCTGCAATCCATCTAAAACACTTCCTTGCCCTTTTTCTGCATTAATAATTTTAAAACCTGCACGTCTTATTTCTTCAGTGGTTTCGGGTCTTGCACTATCTGCAATAATCTCTCTATGCTTTTGCTTTATATAAGCCATAGAGCCTATTAATTCGCTTGTTATTAAATTCTTGTTATATAACTCATCATAGACATATAAAACGTTATTTTCTCTATCTATAGCCATTCTAACGAGTGCATTATAAGAAATACTAAAACCATAATCTAAGCCATCATATAAATTTCCTAAGCCGTATTTGCTTAATTCTTTAACTATTGCTTGTACTTCTGTATCATTAGCTTTAAATATATTTTTAAAAACTCTCTCTCCAACTATTCCAAACTTCCCTTGAAATGCTATTCTGTATCTTTCAATGTCATAAGTTTCAAAATTCTTTAACTGCTGTATGTATTCATCATTAACGAACGCATTATCTGTAACTATCGAATGATGATAGTAAGTATCATCAGTTAAAATTATTCTTTTATCATATAAATCATTTTCGTTTATATTTGCTTTTTTTATAAATCTTTCATAAGTCCAATTATTGACACTTACGGGGTTATTTGTTAAGAATATATGTAAATCTTTTCCTAATGCTCTCAATCTACCATTCAACTCATTAAATGCGTTGTATGATATTTCTGAACATTCTTCAATCCAAATCATATCTACATTATCAATCGATTTTAATTTCTCGCTATCATCTAAGCCCATAAATATGAACTCGCTCCCATTTCTACATCTTATATGTAGAGGGTTAAGTGTATAACTAAAGAAACCATTTAAGTTGTAGTTGCTAATAATTCCTTTTAACAGGGAAAAGCAGCTTTCTTTTATCGTTCTGTAAACACTTCTTACAACTAATATCCTTCTTTTTTCTTGTATTGCTTTTAATATTAGTTTTAATCCTGTGTGATATGATTTACTACTTCCATATCCACCAACAATGTAATAGAATCTCTTATCCCAATTATTTAGATAATCAATAAAATGTTCGTTAGCTTGTATATTAATTTCCATTTCTTTTAACTCCTTGAATAGTTATACTTACATTGTTGTCTTCAATGTCTATATCTTGCTTATCTTTCCATTTACTAGATTTTCTATTCTTCAACCAAAATATCTGAGCTCCTACATCTCCCGGCATTTCTTTTATAACTTCTTTTTCATATGTTGATTTCTTTCCGTCTATCTCTTTAACTTCTTTTATAACTTCTTTATACTTATATCCTATTGCTCTTTTAAATAGTGCATTCTCTACTTCTATATCTGCAACTTCCTTACCTTTTTTTAAAGCGTCCGAAAACTCCGAATATTTGTCTTTATATCTGTAAAAACTGTCTCTACCAATACCTAAATTTTTAAATATCTGTTCATCAGTTAATCCATCTCTTTTCCAAGCCTCTATCTCTACAAGTCTTGGTTTAACATCTGTTTCGTATTTACTCTTTGCAATTGTTATCACCTACTTTATAATTTAACCAGTCAATTTCTTCTCCATTTATTTTTATAAATTTGTTATTTGTATATTTTAAATATCTTTCAATTATTACTTGTCCCCATTTAGGCTCTAACTCCATTAAATAAGCACTTCTATTTAATTGTTCACAAGCTATTAAAGTACTTCCACTTCCTCCAAATAAATCAAGTACACTGTCATTTTCTCTACTGCTACTCTTTATAACTCTTGCACATAACTCAATAGGTTTAGCTGTTGCATGTCCTCCTGTTTCTTCTCTGTCTTCTCCAGAAACTCTATTAAAATGCCAAACATTGTTCATATTATCGTGAGTGTTATTAAAATATGCTCTTGTTTCATAAAAAGATTTTTTGATTTCTTCATACTCTTTTTTGATTTCTTCATACTCTTTTTTGAAAGCGTCTACATTATTTTCAATAGCCCATTTTTGAAATTTCAAATATACATCTCTTGTTGGTAAATTCCATTGGCTTTTATCTGTCCAATGGTCTCTACTTTTAACTGAATGTCCTGCGATTTTTTTCATCATCGGAATATCCCAACCACATTTATTTCTTTGCTCCAATAAATAAACTCTTATAGGCTCCCAACCTTCAAAATAATTGTCTGAATTAGTATTAAAGCCTTGAACACCTTTTATAACAAATAAACATTTCTCATCAGCTATTGGGTACATTCTAAAATCTTCACAGTTTTGTCCTTGACCACTGCCTTTATCCCAAGTGATTAAATTTCTAAATGTGATCTTATTTTCTCTTATTAAAGGTTTTAAAATTTCTGAATAAATATCCATTAAAGGCTCATCTATTCCCCAGCAATACCAACTCCCATTATCAGCTATGTACTTTAATGATAAAGGTATCCATTTTTTATTAAACTCCAATAAATCGTCAAAATTAAGATTATCGTTTACCACTCCATCTTTTTCTTTTTTCATCCCATAAGGTGGGTCTGTAAATAATAATGTTGGAATATTACCATTTAATAATTTTTTAATATCATTTTCATTTGTTGAATCTCCACATAATAATCTGTGTTTTCCAAGTTCTATATAATCTCCAGTTTTAATTACTATTTTTTCAACTTCTATCTCCTCATAGTCTTCTTTTAACTCTTCTTGATTTTCTTCAATGTCATCTACTTGATTTAAAAGTCTGTCTATTTCATCATCACTAAAACCTGTTAAACTTAAATCAAAGCCTTCTACTTTCAGAGCATTCAACTCATACTGTAATCTATCTAAATCAAAATCAGTATTCATTGTAGTTTTATTGTGTGCAATTATATATGCTCTCTCTTGAACTTCTGTAAGTCCATCTAAGATAATACAAGGTATTTCACTCAATCCTAATTGTTTGGCTGCTAACAATCTCCCGTGCCCCTCTATAATTTGGTTATCTGTATTAATTGCTATTGGGTCATTAAAGCCAAACTCTTGTATAGAATTAACAATTTGTTCAATCTGCCAATCTGGATGTTCCTTAGCATTGTTCTCATATTCTTTAATGTCATCTATATTTTTATTAATTATTTTTAATTCTTTCATTTTTACCTCCAGACAAATAAAAAAGGGATATACAAAAAACTAGCCTACTTCCGTAAACTTGCCTTGTATATCCCATATACTTTTTAATCTAAATTAAATTTTTATCGTAAGATATTATATTCAGTTGTCTTTTTTATAAAAATTTTATTCTGTACTTTGGACTAAATTAGTTCTACAAAATACCTAAAATTCTCATATATCAATTATATCATTTGCAATACTTTTTTGCAACTAAAAAATATTTAAAAAAAATAAAAAAAATGTTGACATCTGTAATTACATATGATATAATTACAGTATAAAGATGAGTAAATTAAGGGGGATCTAAAATGAAACTATTTAAAAATGTAGGACTTCAAGAATTAAAAGATATATTAAAAAATGGAATTCTTCCAATATCAATAACTGGAAATGATAATTGGGAAGAAAATAATAGAAGTAACAATTCAAAAGATGTAGTTTATTTATTTTCTCCAAAAACTGAATTAAATACATTTATACAATACGGACTAGTTTTGTTAGAATTAGAAACTAAAAATGCTGTAAAAACTGAATTTATGCCAAATGATGTAAACAAAGATTACTATGATGAATTTATAAAAGATAAAATAGATCCTAATGAAATCAAAAAGATATATATTCCAAAAATTTTTAGAAAGCAAATAGAAAAAACAGATTTCTTAAAAGGAATAGAAAATCAAGTTACTTGGGTTGATTTAGAAAAATTACCTGAAGAACCTGAAGAATACGAGAATACTGTTAATATATCAGATTTTTATAACTATCTAAGAGGAAAATTAAATGCTAGAATTGAAAGAAAATTCTTTTATGGCGAATTTGTGGAAGTTGAAATGTACGATGAAATGATAGATATCAACTTAGCTAATACTATAATTTTTTAAGGAGGATGAATGCTATTATTTACAGCTGACTATTTAAAATCAAAAGGTGAGCAAATCACCTACGAATTTGAAAATGTGGATAATTATATAAAAATGTGTAAGAAGTATCAAACTGAAGATACTTCTATCGTATGTAATGAAAGTTTTAACCTTCTAAATGAATTAACTCTTGATTTAGGAATGTTTGATTACGAAGATATTTATATTTTTTTTAAAATTGAAAGAATAGAAGAAGTTGATGTTCTATATATCTATGATTATATAGATTTAGACTACAAAATTAAAGATTCAAAAGAAAATTTTGCTAAAATAAAATCGCAAGATTTATATAAATTACTACTATTTCAATTAGAAAAAATCTAAAAAGGAGAAAAAATGGCAAGAAATGGATTTAGTAATCCTGAACAAAGGAAAAAAGCACAAGATACGTATGAAAAAACAGAAAAGGGTAAATTAGCAAGAGCAAGAACTAATTCGAAAAATGGTGCTAAACGTTTCATAGAAGAGTTTGCGACAAAAGAAGAATTAGAAGCTCTATTAATAAAAATAGAAAATAAGCTTTATTCAAAAAAATAAAGGGGTTTAGCCCCTTTTTAATTTTCTTCAAGAATCTTTTTTATTTCATTATGCTCATAACGATTATTTTTAGAGAAAATGATAATTTTAGAATTTTTGATTTTAATTCTATAATCACCATCTCCAAGTTTCTCAAACAATTCAGGTAATTTATCAATTTTGATTCTAATCACTCTCTAACTCCTCCACTTCTATCACAAAATAATCTCTATCACAACCTAATTTCTTAGTTCCTTTAAGTTGATATATAAAACTATCATCTGTGTAAAGAAAGCCGTTAAAACTATCTAATATCGCTTTAAAATAGTTATCTATATCTTTTTTACGATTATCTTTGAAATATA